GAGCTTCAGGAGAAGATTGATCGATCGAATCTTTTAGAGAATCCATAAGACGACGAGTCGCTTTTTTATAGACAGTTCCAAATTGATCCGCGGCTCTCTTCTCCGCTTTAAGTTCCTTAATCCTAGCCTTCGTCATTTTGGCAAGGAGAGGAGGTTGTTCTTTTGCTTGACGTGAGAGTTCTTCGATTGCTTTGTCATCAGCATCGATTCGCTCTGCAAGTAGGATATGACTATGATCGTCAAGACAAGAGAACATAACTTAACCTTATGCTAAGCAGTTAGTTAATAAGTATGCGAAGGTATCATCAACTTTAGTGAATGATTGAACTTCTTCATTCCATACATAACGTCGAGTTGAATCAAGAGCGTCATATTGACCCGCACTCAATCCACTGAACTCGAAGTCAAGAGCAGCTACAGGCATCGCTTTAACGTTTCCGCTCTTTGATACTACTGAATCACTACCTTTGAGGATACCCATAAAGATAGTCTCGCCGTCCCAAATGTATCCTTCAGAAGAAGTCGCACCTGGATTAGCAGTCTCACGACGTGCCGCTCCAACGTATACGTTAGGAATCCCAAGAACGTCTTTAAGAACTTGAATAACAACTTCGTCATTTAAGATTCGGTTGCCACTTGCAAGACCCGCTCCAACAGTTCCCGCGAATCCGCGAACTTCTGGGTTACGAGCAAGTACTCGGAATACATCACGACCCAAAATTAAACAATCGGGATTGATGCCGTGAGAGTTTGCGAAGACGATATCTTTTACAACGTGCAAATCATGGAGAGGTTCTCCGCCTGCAGCATTGAATTGATTTCCTGTTCCGCCTGCTAAACCTGCAACAGTTGCGTTTTGAGTAAAGTTAGCAGTACTGAAAAGAAGATCCGCGGCTCGTTTTTCTTTAGCAAGTTTCATGGTTCGTGCTACTTTACGAACGATACGAGCTTCTTCGCTTCCAGGATATTGACTATCAAAGATATCTTCCATTGCGATTGAATCGCTAGCAGAATAGATCTTAGCTTTATAAGTCATGCTTGTTCGATCGAAAGATCCGATCATTGAACGGCTTGATCCTGGAGAACGCTCTAAATCGAGATCAGTTGATCCCATGAAGTTCCGAGTGTTCTCAATTAAAAGAGTACCACTTCGTTCAGGAATATTCACTTTTTCAAAGACTTGATCTGCGATCAGTTGACTATCTGAAGGGATCGCCTCGATAGCAAGGTTGGTTAAGATCTGATCGACAGGATGGATATTGTTATATGAAGACGCCATGATTTACTCCTTAAGCTTTAACAATGGATGGACCAACGAAGAGAACTTCCGCTTGATCATTGTCCGCACTTGCTGTTGAATTGATGTTTGGAAGAATACGAGCAACGACATAATCGCCACTTGTAGCACTGTCTAGTTTGCCTGTTGCGATTGCAGTTAAGAGACAGTCTGCACTATTCTCAAAAGCTGCGATTGCTCCTAGTTTTGCACGGCTTACACCATGTACTAAAACGTCAGTGGTTTCGCCTGCTGCACATCCGCGTTGAGCGATTCCGATGATAAGAGCTGAAGTAGAATCAGCAGCTCCGCATTGAGCGATTTTTCCGTTTGCGTCAAACTTTACGAGATCGAACTCTGTAATAGTTGAAGCAGCAACAAATGATTTAACGATGTTTTGAGTAATCATAATTAAACTCCATAAGCTTTCATAAATTCTTGAGTGTTAGTTTGGCGGAACTCTGACAAGGCTTGAGCGTATGTCATTCCTTTTTCTTCAGAGAGTGCTTTGATCTTAAGATTGATTGTCTCTTTTGTGATCTCTTGTCCGCTTGCTCCATGTCCTACTTGATTCATAGGAACGACGGAATTGGGGGATCGCTCGGAAAACATAGTCCAGAAGATCTCATCACCTTTCTTTTTGAAGTCGAAAGCTTTGTTTGCTGCTTCCTCTTCTGAAGGAGAGATCTTACCTTCGCGAAGTAAAGACCCTACGGCTTCTCTTCGTTCGGCTGCTAGTTTCTCAGATTGAAGAGTTTGGACTTGTTCCCGAAGAAGTTGGATCTCAGAAAGAAGTTGAGTAGATGGAAGAGCTTCAGACATCTTTTGATATCCTTTCTTCTCCTCTTTCATCTTCTCGTCTTTATCTTCTTCTTCTTCTTCTTTCATCTTCTCGTCTTTGTCTTCAGCGAGTTTCTCTTCTTTGTCTTCCTCTTTCATCTCTTCCTTGTTTTCTTCTTCTTCAAGTTGAGCTTCAGAGTCTTTGTTAATTTTGGATTCATTCTCTTGAGACATCTCTTTGATCTTCGCTTCAAGACTTCGGACCATTGCGTCCTTTTGCATAGCGAGATCAACAAGGTCTTCTTGAGACATTCCCTTTAAATCAGATTCGGTCACCATTGGTGCCTCCTTTAAAGTGATACGATCAATCTTGTCGTGTTGTTGAGCGGGACGAGGTGTCAAAGTAATCGCTAAAAGTTGAGCGTCTCCAACCTTATCTCCTCCATCTCTAGTAAATATTTCTCCATGCAAGTATTCAGGAGAAGACCATAAGATCCCTCCCGCGTCCTTGACTACTTGGAGTCCTCGTTCGTTATAAGCGGGGATTGCATAAAGTCCATCGTCTCTTAAGTCGAGATCGATGATGAGTCCTAAGGCGTTACCACTTTCTGGAGGAGCGGGCGTTCCTCCTTGGAATGGGCTTGTCGCGTGTTGCCAATCGATGATGACGGGATCGGCTTCGCGTCGCTCTTGAAAGACTCTGACCATCTCTTGAAGGAGGTCTTGATTGATCTCCTTTCCAATGTTATCCCCATTCATTCGAGAGGACACTTGACCAAGAGACAAAGTTTTGAAGGGCTTCCCGATTGTCAATCCATCGGGGACTTCATAAGTAGGATTTGATTCTCCAAGGATATGGGCTTCCGCATATGCTCTCAGAGATTGAGTTTTCTTATCAGCTGCATTCATTTGTTTTACTACTTTCTTAGACCAAGAGTATCCCGCGTCTCCTCCCCATCCGTTCCAAGCTTGCCATCCTTTACCCTGTTGATCCCAAGTCTTCCCCTGTTTATCAACTTCGTGTCTAGTAAAGTAAGCGAGCATTCTTCGGACGGTTTCTGGAGAGAGTTCTTTTCCATTCGCAAGATCTCGTGCTCTAGCGATTCCGACTGCAGTCATTCCGCGTTGAGATTCGGGTTTGGTTGCTCTGACTTCGAGAGCCCTCTTTCCCGCTTCTTGAGATCCTTTGGATGGAGTAAAATCAATGTGATCATACTTCTTAGGAACTGCTAAGAGTTCGGCCTTCTTTTCGGCTTGGCTTTTTTGGGGATGCCCTGAAGGGAGAAGATCAAGATCAGTCGTATACGCTTTCTTGCGTTCTCCCGTTCCAACCAACTTAAGGAAAGCTTTGACTCTTGCCAATGCCCACTGCTCGCGAGATGAGACTTGAGGACGATGGGAAGAGGAAAAGGCCCCCGCTCCTCTTTGATAAACTGCCTTAAGAGTTCCGAGGTCAATCTTCTTAGACTTTGCAGAGTACTTCTCATTATGCTCGTCTCGATAATTCTCCAAAGCTTTCAAAGACTTTTCGGGAATCTTGATCCCTCCTCTTGATCCGCTTGCAGCTCCTGAAGGATTCTTCTTGGATCCTTTGACTTGATCTTTTTTAGGAGCGGGAGTTTGTGCGGATGTTCGCTTCTTCTTAACTCTAATCTTCTTGACCATGATCACGGCCCTTTCTTCTCATAAGATTCTCGGCTAAGGATGCGACTCCTCCTGTTTTAGTCATTGATCTTTCAAGAGGTGTACGCTCTGCGATTTCGGGAAGATCCCCCGCTCCAAGTCTTTCTCGGATTGCTCTCTCCAAATCATCATCGGGAGTAAGGAGTCCTGATTGGACAAGACCTGGAAGCATTCCAAGAGATTCGGCAAGATCATCTGTATCAAGACCTGTATGAGTTAAGCGAGGAAGCTTGGAAGGATCAATCGCTCCATAGTTCCATCGGATCAATCGTCCTATGGTTCCTCCTCCTCTTCGATCTACTCCACTTACTTGAGCGGCTACGATATCACATAGATTGATCGCTGCTCTTCTAAACACTGATAAGTGAACTTCTCCCACTGAACGAGATCCCGAATCGCTTATTCCAAGATTTGCGAATTGAGCGAGGAAGGCTTGAGAGATTTGATTATCACATTCTTTGATGATGTCGAGAGGACCTTGAGAATATAAGTTCGGAGTGATTGCATAGGAATCGAATTGGATTACAGGAGACTCGACAAGATAAGCGAGTTCAGTTGAGAGGAAGGCTTCCGCTTGGTTTGCGGCTTCATCAATCATCTCGTTTATATCGGAGTCCGTTAATCCTTGCATCTCTGCTTGTGATCGATCGACCTTTACTTTGGGAGTTGGTAAAGCCCATCTTTCCAAACCGACGCACATTAGATTCGATACACGTTGTTTAGTTCTCCACCACCACCATACAGGACGGAGCATTCCGATCCCTTCAAAGTTGGATCCCGTTCTATTCAATGTAAGAAGGAGGAGCTTATTGGATGGAATGGGTTCGGGAGTATAAGTATAACCGACAACATTCTGAAGGACTCCATCGAGATGCTGCCCATCTCTACTCAACCAACGATTGTGTGCGGATGGTTCCCGATCTGCATAATAGTCCAACCATACTCTAACCTTCCCATTTGAATCGGGACCTACTCTATAGATCTCCTCTGCGTATCGATACCCAACGGGAACGAACTCCCATAAGTAAGTTAATTGCTCTTCCCAAGATGTAGCCATCTGACCCGCGTATCCATCGAAGCCGAAAGATTCATTTGCGAATCGTGCAAGCTCTTCTGATACTTCATCTCCTTCTACTCCAGGAACAAATCTCCAAGTCGCAGAGAGAAGAGTCTGTCTTAACATATGCCAAGATCGACGAACGACAGGATCAGTCGCTAGCATATCCTCAGCTTCTTGGACCCAATTAAGTCCTGTCAGTTTTGGATTGCGTTCTTTCCCTGTGATCTTCCCGCCCGATATTTGAGTGCCACTAACCCCGCGGGTCTTAAACCGTGGGAACATAGCTTTTAGATGATCGGGAGTTCTCTCGTCTTGTTCATTGCTCATGCTTATCCTCTTCGGTTAGAACAAAGGACTCTATTCTATTATTTCGAATGATTCCAATTAATCAAACAAAATCGTTCGTTAAAATAGAAAGTAAAACAAATTGACAACTTAATCAAGAGTTTATATAAACGTGAT